AGACGCTTCTAGCATTGCTGGCTCACCAATCACTCCAATAGCAGAATCCTCAATTTCTAAAATTGCTAGTAGCATACCATCAACACCAACACAAGACGTTATTCTTACAAGTGAATTTACTATAGCACAAGCTGGCTTAGTTCAAGAACTATCAAGTATTAATCTTGGTTTTTATATTTACTTTGACACTACCTTAGCAAACTCTGTTTCTTTTGGATACACATACCTTGACAGCCTTTCAAACGAACAGGAAGAGTTTTCCACCGTATTAGTTAAAAGCTCAGACAGGTTAACCTGGAAATTCTTTTCTAATACTTTTGACTTGCCACCAACTACTGCAACAAACATAAAGCTTGTTATTAAGATTAACGTTAATGATGGTGGTGGATCAGAAGATTACAACCTTTTTGCTAGCGGCCTTTCTCTGGGGCAGTGGTCAGAAGACTTTAATAAAGCTTCATATGGAGTAACACCAACAAGCATCCCATCAGACATTAACCTACCATCAGCAGCAAACTTTAAGGTTTTGCCAGCTTTTCCATACGGAGCATCTGCAAGTAATGGTTATTACCTTTCTCGCAACAATGTTTTATTTTGTAAAAACTTTGGTGTTCCATTAGTTTATGGATCTTACAATGTCACAAAAATATCACCTAACGTTTATAGCAATGTAACGTACCCATCTTTGATTTTACCAGGGTATGGATTTTTAAATGAACGTGGAAGGCACAACGAGTATACAATTGAAATGTGGATTAAGGCAAACACATCAGCTACAACTCCACGTAGAATATTTGGACCAATTGCAAGTACTGATGGATTATATGCAGACCATGCACACTTAAGCTTTAAACTTGGAAATCAGATTGGCTCTCACTTTGTGGGAGAGTGGTATAGACCTATGATGATTCACATTAGACTTCTTACAGATTCCCTAATAGTGCTTCTTAATGGAGAAGAAATTATTAACTTAAGCTTTAACCAAGATACAATTACTTTGCCGCCAGAACTATCCAGCACAAAAAATCAAGATTGGCTAGGATTTTATGCTTATGAAGATATTGACCCAATAGACATTGACACTTTTGCAATTTATCCATATGGTATGCCTACTGAGGTTGCTAAGCGTCATTGGGTTTGGGGACAAGCAGTCACAGCACCAGAACAAACCAACTCTTCTATTAATGCAATTACTGTATTTAATGATTATGCTTTTGCTAATTATTCAGCTAACTATAACTACCCTGACTTTGCTAACTGGAAACAAGCCTTCTTTAGTAACGTAGAGGCTGGCTCTAAAACTCTGAGTTTGCCAGACTATCAGCTGCCAGATTTTTCATTAGGCACAAATACAGTAGAAAGTCTGTACGACGATATTGGAGATATAGCACCAGTTGTAGGTGATACAGACGACACTGCAGGAATTAAGTATCTAACGCTAAAACCAAACAACACCTGGTCTTCAGATTCAGACTTTGTGTATTTTGAAAAACTGGCTATCTTAAACGATCCAGTTGAAACTATTTACGGTATTTTTAAAACTGACGGTACAGAAACAAATGCCCCACTATTTAAGATTACAAACAAGTTTAATAATGACTATTTGCTGGTATCTATAACTGGCACCACAGTTACCTACAAGATTAATCTTTCTGGAACCAACACGACTCTGGCAACAAAGACAGTAGAGAATGGTAAAAAGTTTGCAGCAGGCTTTAATATTGAAAAGCTAGCATCTAGTCAAAATGTAGACGTTGCTAGATTCTTTACGGATAAAACAACCCTTGATGTTTTCTTAGCAGGAGATGGCTCAAAGAAGTTTTCTGGAAGAATATATAAGTTTGGCTTTGATGGAGCATATAACAATAGAAAGATTTTGTCACTGTATGGCGAAGATGGAATTATGAGTACAACGAACGCTAACTCTAACACTTTATTTGCTCATACCGCAAACTATACACTTACAACTATTAATGAGTATAGCCTATTGTTTCCTGACATTGCTGTGGCAGGGTATTGGGAAGACTACATGCCACTATCATACTTTAGCAAAGCTGTTTTAGATTATGAAGGAAACGAAAATTATGAGTTAGACTCTATTCAGTTTAACGTAGACTTTCCAGAACCACCAACATCTCAATCAAACGAAACAACAGCTGCTTGGACATACGAAGATTTGTTAGATGAATATTCAGATCCAGCCCTGTTGCCATACGAAATACTTGACAACTCTTACTATACTGGTTGGGAAAGTTATGAAGACATGGCAGGTAACACTGTTACAACAAAATTCTATAACACAGACGAAGACATCCTGAGAAGCTATGTTTCATTTCAAAGGATTTCTGATGGAGCAAATAAAAATCTTATAGAGTTTGACAATTACTACAGGCCATTAATCTCTGGAATTGTTGATCCTGACAACATTAATTCTTTAGACTGGAAAAATACGGCATATGAAGTAACCACAGGAACTATTATTTATCCACCAAAACAAACATATTCTGGATCTCGTATAGACTTTAATAATTATGCTATTGTTTATCACCTAGACTTTGTATCTAACGGAATTATCCACCAGCCTGTTAGAGTTAGAGAGCTACAGCTGGCATCACAAGTTCTTGAAAGGACAGACTTTACACCAGTAGGGTCTAAGTTTGGAGTCCCAGCATACTACTATTCAAGATCAGGATTATACTTTGATCTAAAAGGCAAAAACCCAATAGCAACTTATAAAAAGAGTACACCACACCTATACCTTAATAGACAAAGTGGTTGGGCCATTAAGGGAGAGTTTACGCCCACGACAGATCGTGGTTTATCAATTTTAGTAAATCAGCCTAGGGCAGAGCAAACGCAAATTAGTTCTGTTCAGATGTGGATTAGGTTTTATCAAGACACTTTCCCAGCTGGTCCAATTATGATATTTTCTATTAATCATAAAAATGGAATATACGACTTCTTTCTTGAATCTGACTCAAGCCAAAAAAGAGGATTTGTTTTTGCGGTAGATAGAGAATCATCTGAGATCCTTGATACGTTAAACTACCTTATAAACGGTCAGTCAGTAAACACACCATTCTTAATAAATGAAGAGTGGACAGTATTGAGCGTTGAGTTCCCAAGCTTGCTTGACTTTAGCGAGATGTCTGGAACAATCAATCTTAATGGTCCGCTAATGTACAATAACATTTCTTACACACTTGGTACAAATATTGAAAAAACAGAGTTCTTAGAAACAAGAACTTATGGTGCCATAGAAGAACTAGGAACTTGGGATTATCTAGAAAACACTTGGCAGCCTGAAACGGCTATTTGGCAAGATGTAAAAATTATTAACCAGAGCGAAATATACAACATTAACTCAAAATCTACTTATGAAAGATATACGGGTTCTAATAGGATAGTTATTGACGATGAGTTCAATGGATTATTGGTTAGTCCAGAAAAAATTACAGCTTATAAAGAAGTTTCTTGGGCTAATGTTGTCAAAGTACCAGCTTAATATGGTATACTGTTGGTTATGGAAAACGATATTTTATCAAAAGTTAGTAACGTTCGCAGAAGAGTCATAGAAACAGACGTTGAGTGGGGGCTGTATGTCTACAAAAAGGCAGATGGCAAGTACTTTACAGACGGTGAAGGCAATGTTTTAAACATCCCATCTATGAAGGGTGACCTCTCCAAGATTGCACAGCTATTTTCAGCAGCCAAATATCACGGAGACTCTGGAGACGGAGACGCAAAGTTTGTGCCTGGACTAACCAGGGTATCTGACGAAACACACTCAGAACAAGTAGACCGCATGAAGCAAGGATACATCCCATCTATGACTGATTATGGAGCTTGGGCAGATGCTCAAAAGACTGTTGATACATATGGACAAGAAGCATTGGAAGTTGACTAATGAGCGAAAACGAATATTACGTTGGGGCATCTCTTAATACTCAAGAAGAAGAGATAAACAAGTTTAAAGATTCTGACCCATTTACTAAAAGCTGGGACGATCTTAAAAACTATGATGGTTTGGAAAAGAACTTTAGGCGTAGAACAGAACGCATTGTAAAAGCACAATACGACTACTCTGTTCCAACTAATGTAAACCCATCTTCAGAAGAATATCTAAATTCTGCATCAGCAAGAAGCATGGGTGTGGATAGTACTGGAAGCAAGCAGATCAATCCTGGATCTGTCTACCGTAATGGATATGGACTATTTGACGTAATCACCCCACCGTACAACCTTTACGAACTAGCAAACTACTACGATGCATCTTTTGCAAACCACGCTGCTATTGATGCTAAGGTTGCAAACATTGTTGGTTTGGGTTATAACTTTAATGTAACAGATAGAACGGTTATTGCTCTAGAGGGTAGAGAAGATAGCACTGCTGTTGACAAGGCCCGTAAGCGTATTGAGAGAATGAAGCTTGAGCTGCGTGATTGGCTAGAATCTCTAAACGATGATGATTCGTTTACCACCACCATGAAAAAGATGCTAATTGACTTTGAGTCAACTGGTAATGGATATCTAGAAATTGGTAGAACAGCTCTTGGTCAGATTGGTTATGTTGGTCACGTTCCAGCAACCACAATTCGTGTTCGCAGACTTCGTGACGGATACCTTCAGATTATTGGAAACAAGGTTGTCTACTTTAGAAACTTTGGGGCAAAAAACCAAAACCCAGTAACAGGCGATCCAAGACCAAACGAAATTATTCACTACAAGTCTTACTCACCACTAAACACGTTCTACGGAATTCCAGATATCCTATCTGCTGTAAGTTCTTTGGTTGGTGACTCCTTGGCTGCACAGTACAACATTGATTACTTCCAGAACAAGGCTGTGCCAAGATACATTATTACTCTTAAGGGTGCAAAGCTTTCTGGAGATGCTGAAGATAAGATGTTCCGTTTCTTGCAGACTGGACTAAAGTCTCAGTCACACAGAACTTTGTACATCCCACTTCCAGGAGACTCAGATGGAAACAAAGTTGAGTTTAAGATGGAGCCAATTGAAAACGGTATTCAGGATGGATCATTCAAAGAGTACCGCAAACAAAATAGAGATGATATTCTAATCGCTCACCAAGTCCCAATCTCAAAACTTGGTGGAACTGATTCAGGAATTGCAGCAGCTCTTTCTCAAGATCGTACATTTAAAGAGCAGGTTGCAAGACCAGCACAAGAGCACCTTGAAAAAATGGTAAACAAAATTATCAAAGAAAAGACAGACATCATTGAGCTTAAGTTTAATGAGCTAACTCTGACTGATGAAATTGCACAGTCTCAAATCCTAGAGCGTTACGTACGCAACAAGATTATGGTACCTAACGAAGCACGTGAATTGCTTGACTTGCCACAGCGAAAAGGTGGGGACGAGCCAATGGAAATGAACTCACGCCAAGCAGCAGACGCCGCAGCCAACACTAGGCAGGTAAGACAAAGGGATGCAGAGAGAACCAACAACTCATCTGATAGCCCAGCAACACTTTCTGGACGAAATCCACAAGGTGAAGGAAGAGCAAGTCAATAGTTTGATATACTGTAAAAAGTGATCAAAACGATAAAATGTTTGCTATAATTAGAGGGATATGAATATTAATAAAGCACAATGGGTGACTGACGGCGACAATGTTCGTCTGTCAATGCCTATTGGCAAAGTAGATAAGGAACGTCGTATCGTTTCTGGATTTGCTACCCTTGACAATGTAGACAAGCAGGGTGATGTTGTTGACACATCCGCTAGCCTAAGTGCTTTCAAAAACTTCCGTGGAAATCTTCGTGAAATGCACCAGCCTTCTGCTGTTGGAAAAATCGTTTCATTCAAGGAAGACAAGTATTTTGATCCAGGCACCAAGAAGTTTTACTCTGGTGTTTATGTTTCTGCTTATGTATCTAAGGGTGCACAGGATGCTTGGGAAAAAGTTTTAGATGGAACTTACTCAGGCTTTTCTATTGGTGGTAACATCAAGAAGTTTGATGACGAGTATAACGAGGGTATGGACAAAGCCGTCCGTATCATTAAAGAATACGAACTTCACGAACTATCACTAGTAGACAATCCTGCAAATCAGTTTGCAAACATTTTCTCTATTGAAAAGGTAAACGGAGAAACTACTATTGATGGATACCTTTCTAAGACAGAGATTGACAATGTTTTTTGGGATTCAGAAAACGATATGGTTTTGCTATCAGATTCAGACACAGCAGTGAGTCCAACATCTGGTAAGCCAATGCAGAATATTGGATTTGTTGAAAAAACAGATTCAGATAATTCTGACGTAATAAAGTTCTTGGTTGATAGTGCTAAAGGCATTAATACAATTGAGATAACTAAGGAGGTAAGTCCTATGACTGACGCAACAAATGAGGCAGTAGAGGTTGCAGTTGAAGAAACTGTAGTTGAAGAAGCTGCTGTTGAAGAATCACAGGTCGCTCCAGAGGCTGACACCACAGTAGAATCAGCAGAAGCATCCGTAGAGAAGGCAGCAAAGTCTGACGACATGGATGAGGATGACAAGGAAGATATGGACGAAGACGAGATGTCTAAGGCCAAGTCTGCCATGCCAGAAGAAGATGAAAAAACTGAGGTAGCTAAGTCCGACGATGGTTTTGAAGCTGCAATTGCAGATGTCAAAGACACCGTTTCAAAAGCCTTTAGCGATCTAACTGAAACTGTAAAGTCTCTTTACGAGCACGTTTCAGAACTAAGCAAGTCCCTAGATGCAGTTAAAAACGACGTAACTGCAAGCAAGACTGTGTTTGATGAATTTGGAAAGAGAGTAGACGCTGTAGTGGCTGACACTGCTTTCCGCAAGTCTGGCGATGTTGGCGACATCGTGCAGGAGCCTGAAGTTAAGGTTCAAAAATCCCTATGGGGAGGTCGTTTCCTCACTAATAACGACTTATTTTAAAAAATCACTAGGAGGTGAAATATATGTCGGAACAAGAACTAATTAAGAACTACCCTGGTTCAGAGTCAAACTCCACCGCCGAAATTAACGGTGATGGTGCATTTGCATCTGGTGCTGTGGGTGGTGCAACAACAACTAACGCATCTGGTAATCTTTCTCCAGCAGCTAGCCTTGGAAACATCGCTACGCCAGCTTGGGGTACAACAGCAGGACCGAATGCAGTTAATCCAACAGGTACTCCTGGTGGTATTCTAGCTCCAGAGCAAGCTCGTCGCTTCATTGACTATGTTTGGGACGGTACAGTCCTTGCAAAGGATGGACGTAGAGTAACAATGAGAGCTAACACCATTGAACTTGAAAAAGTAAACGTTGGAGAGCGTGTTATCCGTGCAGCAGCACAGGCTGACCCAGCTTTTACAAACGCAGGTGCTACCTTTACCAAGGTTGAACTAACTACCAAGAAGATTCGTCTAGACTGGGAAGTATCAACTGAGGCACTAGAAGACAATATTGAAGGTGGTGCTCTTGAGGATCACCTAGTTCGTCTAATGACATCTGCTTTTGCAAATGACATTGAGGACCTAGCCATTAACGGTGACGGTTCAACTGGTGCATTCCTTTCCATCATGGAAGGGTTTGTTCACAAGGCGAAGACATCTGGAGATGCTCACGAGTCAGTCGTGACTGTAGCAAACAACGAATGGACCACAGACGTAATGCAGAACATCATTCTTGCATTGCCACGTAAGTACCGTGCGTTGAAGAACAACCTAAAGTTCTATGCTGGTACAGACGCATTCCAGGGTATTGTTAAGAACAACGGTACACTAGCTGATGCAATTGCTGAAGCTTTCACTGGCAAGCCAGGTACTGAGGCTAACCGTCAGAACTATCTAGACGGTGCAGCACAGACATTTGGTGGAGCACGTACAACTCGTGTTCTAGGTGTTGAAGTTCAGGAAGTTCCTTACTACCCTGCAGGATATGTTGACCTAACATTCCCACAGAACCGTGTATGGGGATTCCAGAGAGACATCACTGTAAACCGTCAGTATGTTCCAAAGAAAGACACAATTGAGTACACAGTATTTGTACGCTTTGGTCTTCAGTGGGAAGAGCTAGACGCAGTTGCATTTGCTGACGCAGATGGAACAGACGTTAGCTAATACTAACTACATAGCATTAGGGGGCAGACGAAAGTCTGCCCTCTTTTGTTATATTCTGATATAATTAAAGCTGGAGAAAGATATGGCTGAAACAGTTTCTAACGACAAAAGAGTTGTTGAAAAAGTTGCTGTATACTCCTCTAAAAATTTATTTAGATATGGTGTTGGAAAGCTACTAGTTGGATACAACATTGTAACCAAAGATGCATCAGATTTTTGGCTAACTCACGAGGCAGTTCGTATAGCAACGCCAGAAGAGGTAGCCCAAGCTTACAATAGGAGTAAATAGTGATCGTACTTAGAAAGCCCCCATACGATAGTTTTGTTCGTTATACGGTAGAACCATCAGCATCATATCATGTTGTTATTAAGGACAACGATTATGACATTGTTTATGATGAAGTTCTTAGCGTTGGAACAAATGGCATAGTGTCAGTTTCCTGGACTGGTGTTTATGGAGAAGACGATACAGCATACGACTTTAGAAAATATGACGAGACATACCATATTGAAATTACCCTACAAGACGAAATTGTAGTAGAAGATAACATTACAGTAGAAAGACCATATGTAGACCCATCAACTCTTGCAGAGACTGCTTCAGAAATTGCTACTGCTACTTATAACGAAAGACTGGCAAGAGCAATTATTGACTCTGTTGCTGGCGGATTTTACTTTGAGTCAAAGTGGATTGAGACCACTGGTCAAGGAACAGACTATATCCCAGTTTGGGAAAAGCTATATAAAGTATTAAAGGTTTACGAAAACGCAGAACTTGTTTATGATGCTTCGCTAGAGGCTCCTGCAATTGGTGAATGGAATTACGTAATTACTAAAGATAAGACGGCAATTACTAAAGATCCAAGCTATGTAATTACAGACTTTAATCGTGCAGAGTCAGCACCAGTTGGCCTCAATATAGCGTCTTCAGATTCAATCAGCATGTTTGACACATCTGACAGTGGAAATACCATTGCCTTAAAATCAGGGGTATTGTTTAATGCGGGAACAGACTACCTAATTCAAATAGAAGCAGGATACAGGGTAGTTCCAAATGATATTCAAGACGCCACAAAAATGCTAATTAATGATATTGCTTGTGGAAAGCTAGAGTACTTTAAGAGATATATTACAGATTACTCAACAGATCAGTTTAAAATTAAAGTTGATTCCGCAGCCTTGTCTGGAACTGGAAACATTTTAGTTGATAAGATTCTAGACAAATATGTTACGGATGTTAAAAAACCAGGAATCCTATAATGTCTTGCTGCGAAGATACCTCAGACTTCATGTATCCAATGCTTGCTGATATTTATTACCCAATTATTAATCAGGGTAACTATGGCGAGATTAAAAAAGAATGGATGTTTGACCGTACCATTGCCTGTAATGCTACAACTTTTGGTGGTGCAGGAAAAGAAGAGATTACACCAGAGGTATTTACACAACACGAAAACAAGTTAGTGGCAAGAAGCAAATCAGATCTAAGAATTTCTTCAAGAAATACCAGAGAATCTAACACAAACATCTTAATAACAAATATTAGATCTTCACATGGAGAACTACTATATAAAGAAACTTCAGGACCAAGATCTGGAAAAGGAAGAGTTTACGAAATAGCAACTCTTGAGCCATTTATTGGACCATTTGCAAATGTTGAATACTACAAGATGGTTTGGAGAAAAACCGAAAATCAGGCGGTAGATGACTAATGAAAGTTACAATGAACGCATCATCACTAGAGAAACAGCTAACAAACATTGTAAAGTATTCTACTGGATTCCTTGAGGGTGCTCAGTCTGGCAAAAAGGTTTTTCTAGACAATCTAGGTGGAAGCGTAATTGAAGTATTAAATAAATATATAGACGCTATGGCAAGGTCAGATAGAGATGCCCTACATCACGTTTATGAATGGTACCAGACTGGTTCTCCAGCAGCAAGACTATTTGATTTAAACTACACTGTCAGCAATCTAGGATTATCTGTAAAGTCATCGTTTAGACAATCAACATCAATTTCAAAAGACAGCAATAAACCATTTTATGACAAAGCAAGAATTATGGAAATGGGAATACCAGTTACTATTAAACCTAAAAAAGCTTCAGCTCTTGTATTTGAAGATTCTGGACAAACAGTGTTTACTAAAAAACCAGTTAACATTCCTGACCCAGGAGGAGTAGAAGCTCAAGGATCATACCAAAGGGTATTTGACACATTTTTTAAAAGTTATTTTACACAGGCATTCTTAAAATCATCTGGACTGTCTAACTACATATCAAACCCAGTAATTTACAAACAAAATTTTGCAGCAGGTGCTGTGGCTGGTAGAGGACTTGGAGTTAAGACTGGATACAGGTGGATAGCAAACGCAAAGGTAGGACTTGAATGACAATAGTTAATCTTGAAACAATACCGTTTCCA